TCAATCATGGAAGATTACTTTTTTGCCCAAACAGCAGAAGGACGTGGATCTAAAGTTGAAGTTTTACCAGGTGGTGAAAACTTAGGACAGATTGATGACTTACGTTACTTTACAAACAAAATGCTTAGAGCATTGCGTGTGCCTAGCAGTTACCTACCAACTGGACCAGAAGATGGCACAGCAAGTTATGTAGATGGTAGAGTAGGTACAGCATTTATTCAAGAGTACAGATTTAACCAATATTGTCAGAGACTACAAAACATCATTGTACCAGTATTTGACAACGAGTTTAAACTGTTTATGAAGAACAAAGGTATTAACATTGACAGTAGTATCTTTGAACTTAAATTTGTAGAACCACAGAGCTTTAGTGAATACAAAGAAATCGAAGTACATGCTGCCAGAGCAAATGTATTTGGTTCACTTGAAGGTGTAGATTATCTAAGTAGACGATTTATGTTAAGCAAGTACCTTGGTCTTACAGAAGATGAAATCCTCAAGAATGAAGAAATGTGGATGGAAGAAAACAAATCAGGAGTAACACCGAGTGCAGAAAGCGATCCAGGTCTTGGAAGCGTAGGCGTGCGTGGATTTGACATTGGTGGTGACGAAGTACCTGATATGGGTGATATAGAAGCTGGCGATACAGAGTCTGGCGAATCACCAATTAGTGGTGTAGAAAATACAACAACACCAGCAGGAGGAGATGACAATGCGCAGTAATGAATTTTTAGTAGAGTATTACGAAGATGAAGATAACGAGTATTCAAATCGTAAAATAGACGATGTTCGACGCAGTAGATTAACACTAAAACATATTAATAGACTACGTAAACAACGTGAAATTCACAAGACAGAACATGCGCAAAGGACTAGTAGAGTACAACAAATCTACAAACGACCTGCAGCACAATAGTAACAAATTTATAAAATTTAAGGCGTAAAAAGTACTTATCTTGGTATTTTCACCAAAAAGTACAGTTTTTACGCCTTTTTTCTATGGTAAAACGTATTGGTAATAAATAATACTTGTAAACCAGTAATGGTAAGCCTGAATATTTTAAGGAGATATAAAATGAGCAATCATAAGGATTCACTAGTTAAGGTCCTTGAATATCTAGTTAACGAAGATCGTGAAAAAGCGTCAGACCTTTTACACGATGTATTTGTTGAAAAAGCAAAAAACCATTGGGCGTCACTTTCAGAGAGTGATGAATCAGTGGAAGAAGATATCCAAGAAGAAGACCTAGACGAAACATATGATGTTGAAGTTGAAGAAGGCATCGACAACTACGATGCAGAAGCAGACTTTTTAGACGACATCGAAACAGCGGAAAATGAAATTGAAGCTGAAGAAGTATATGGCGAAGATGATGAGCCAGAAATGGACATGGAAATGCCAATGGGCGACGAAGGTGAAGAAGGCGAAGAAGCCGCAGAACCAGAAGAAGCTCTAGCAAATGTCGAAGACGCAATTGCAGAACTACGTGCAGCATTTGCTGACATGATGGATGAAGAACCAGCTGAAGAGCCAGAAATGGAAGAAGAAGTTGCTTTTGAATCAGAAGAGTCAGACGATGACGAAGTTGAAGCAGTTGAAGAAGGCGCATCAATGTCAGCAGTAAGTGTATCGCACTCTGCAGGCGACGACGGTGCACATTCACCAGTTGGCCCAGGTGACAAATCAATGTCAGACGCCAAGCCAGTTGACATCGCAGGTGGCTCAGCAGAAGCAGGTGGCAAAGCGCCAGCAGCTAAAGACATGGGTGTTACAGGACCACAAGAAGCAGGTTCGCCAAGTGCGGCACCAGCTCCAAAGCGTGAAACAACATCAAGCACTGGTCCAGTAAGGGCGATGAAGTAATATGTCAGCAATTATTGAGCACCTAACATTTAATCAGGCAAACATTGTCACCGAAGCAATTGAAGAAGCTAACGGTGGGAAAAGCCTGTATATGAAGGGTATCTTTATTGAAGGCGATGTACGAAATCAAAACAATAGAATTTATCCAGCCAAAGAAATTCATCATGCTGTTAAAGCAATCAATGAAAAAATTAAAGGTGGATATTCAGTATTAGGTGAAGCTGATCACCCAGACGACCTTAATATCAATCTCGATCGTGTGTCACACATGATTACAGAGATGGATGTTTCAGGTAACAACGGTATCGGCAAACTTAAAATCCTTCCAACTCCAATGGGAAACATTTGTAAAACCCTTTTGGAGTCAGGAGTCAAACTAGGCGTGTCAAGCAGAGGCAGTGGCAACGTAAATGAAGACGGTCATGTTAAAGAATTTGAAATTATTACCGTGGACATTGTTGCTAATCCAAGTGCTCCAGATGCTTATCCCGATCCAATTTATGAAAGAATTATGAATCATAAACGGGGTAATGTGTTACTGGATGTTGCTTCTGCAGTTAAGCACGACGATCGAGCACAGCGTTACCTCCAAGAAGAAGTGACGCAATTTATAGAGAACCTAAGGTATAGGAGAGATTAATATGGCTCACTCAATAGATGAACTATTAAGCTCCGGAAAGCTCTCGGAAGAGGTTAGATCTTCAATTTCAGAGGCTTGGGAAACTAAGCAATCTGAACTACGTGAAGAAGTTGCTTCAGAACTACGTGAAGAGTTTGCAGAACGTTATGAAAATGACAAATCGCAAATCGTAGAAGCAATGGATACAATGATTGGCGAAGTTATTGCAAAAGAACTTGAAGAGTTCCAAGCAGACAAAGCTAAGTTAGCTGAGGATCGTGTTGCATATCGCAAACATATGACGGAACATTCAAATGTTCTTGATGATTTTGTGATGGAAACACTTCGCAAAGAAATTAATGAACTTCGCGAAGACCGTGAGGCACAAGACAAGAACATGGCACAGTTAGAAGGCTTTGTTCTAGAACAACTCACAAAAGAGCTAAACGAGTTTCATGAAGACAAACGCTCACTAGTTGAAGCAAAAGTCAAAATGATAAAAGAAGGCAAAGAAGTCATCGAACAAACTAAACGCAAGTTTATTGAAACTGCGGCAAATAAAGTGGAAAACATTCTCGAGTCGACAATTAAGACTGAGTTAACATCGCTTAAAGAGGATATACAAGTTGCAAAAGAAAATTCTTTTGGACGTAAGATATTTGAAACGTTTGCTGGAGAGTTCATGGGCAGCTACCTAAATGAAGGTACCGAAGTTGCTAAAATGAACAAAGAAGTAGACGAGTTAAAAGCAAAACTTGATGAAACAAACAAGGCCGTTGCAGAAAAAGAAGTTCAGCTTGCAGAATCAGCACGTACAGAACGTATGGCTGTGGATAAAGCAGAGCGTAAGCTAATCATGAATGAGATGATGGCACCGCTTTCAAAACAACACAAATCAGTAATGAATGCATTGCTGGAATCTACCAAGACGGCAGATTTACAAAACGCATTCAACAAGTATCTTCCTTCAGTACTGAATGAAGCTACAAAAACTAAAACTAAGAAGGTATTAAGTGAATCTTCAAAAGAGATCACTGGTGGTAAGGCAACAGTAGCAGAAGCTAATGTTGATGCTAACATTGTCAACCTTCGAAAATTAGCCGGTATACAATAAGTTAAGGAGACCGAAAATGGCAGACAACCTAATGGAAAATTGGAGCGTAACTAAAGAAGCTCTAACAGATGGTCTATCTGGAACGAAGAAACAAGTAATGGAATCAGTACTTGAAAACACTAAAACCTATTTGTCAGAAGCAGCAGGTGCAGGTGCAACTCAAGCAGGCAACATTGCTACACTAAACAAAGTAATCCTTCCAGTGATCAGACGTGTTATGCCAACTGTTATTGCCAACGAAATCGTTGGTGTACAGCCTATGACAGGCCCAGTTGGACAAATTCATACTCTACGTGTGAGATATGCTGAAACATTTGATTCAGCAACAGCAGGCGATGAAGCACTAAGCCCATTCGCAATTGCTACAGGTTACTCAGGTAACGCAACAACTAACCGTGCAGATGCTACATCTACAATGGAAGGTCTAGCGGGTAAGAAAATGAGTATCCAAGTCCTAAAACAAACAGTTGAAGCTAAAACACGTAAGCTATCAGCACGTTGGACATTCGAAGCGGCACAAGATGCCAACTCAATGCATGGACTAGACGTTGAAGCAGAAATTATGCAAGCACTTGCACAAGAAATTACTGCTGAAATTGACCAAGAGATCATTGCGTCTCTAACATCACTAGCAGGCACAGCGGCTGACACATACGACCAAAGTGGCGTAAGTGGTACAGCAACTTTTGTTGGTGACGAACACGCAGCTCTTGCAGTTCTAATCAACAAAAATGCAAACACAATTGCAGCACGTACAAGACGTGGCGCAGGTAACTGGGCAGTTGTTTCTCCAACAGTACTAACAGTACTACAGAGTGCAACTACATCAGCATTTGCTCGCACTACAGAAGGTCCGTTTGAAGCACCAACAAACACAAAGTTCGTAGGTACACTAAACGGAACAATGCGTGTATATGTAAACCAGTATGCAGCTAACGATGACGTACTAGTAGGTTATAAAGGGTCAACAGAGACAGACGCAGCAGCGTTCTATTGCCCATATATCCCACTAATGTCAAGTGGCACAGTACTAGATCCAAGTAGCTTTGAGCCAGTTGTATCATTCATGACACGTTATGGTTATGTTGAACTAAGCAACCAAGCTTCATCTCTTGGTAACGCAGCAGACTACCTAGCGAAGATTGCTGTAACATCTAATCAACTAGCATTTGCTTAATAGCAGTTAGTTATAATGTTAAAATAGGCGCCACGGCGCCTATTTTTTTGATAATTTTTTAAAAAAAAGGCTTGACTTTGGTATCAGAATGTACTATATTAAGTATATAAGTTAGACGACGGTGTAACTTAGATAGTTCAAGTAATAGCAGTCTGTAGAGGTTGTAACTTGATTTGCAGTTGTAGTGACAGCGCATGAGCATGGAGACATGAAGATGCGTATTTTGGAAGTAACTATCCGATGCAAGGTATCCTGAAATTGAGCGTGGCTCTACTAGGGATTGTTGGTATTCACAGAGTCCAACCTATCATTTTTATTTGCCAACAGGCGAAAGTATCTGTGGTGTGCTATGCCTCCCAGTTACTATAGAAGGTCTACTGTTAATTCAGTAGGCCTTTTTTCTTTTATCTTTCGCTATAAATAGTATTAACATGGAGAGATAGGATGAGTACCAAATTTAAACAAAACCTAAATGTTGCTGGAAACATTTATTTGTCTGGTAACGTAGTGGCAGATGGTAATGTAACATTAGGTGATGCAGATACCGATAGCATCACACTAAATGCTGACATAACAAGTAGCATTATACCAGATGCAACCGATACATATGATTTAGGTACTACTGCAAAAAAGTGGAGAAACTTAGACTTATCACAAGACGCAAATATTGGTGCTGATATCAACATTGCTGGTGCAATTAATTCAACTGCGGCAGGCACACCAACTATTACAAGTTCAACAGATATTAAGTTACAAGCAGGTACTGGTGCTGAAGATAGAGTTGAAATATCACAAGCACCACTTAAACTTGCAAATTTAACAACCACAGAACGTGATACAAAAACCAGTCAAAATGGTGACATGATCTATAACAGTACTACAAACCAATATGAAGTTTATGAAAATGGTACGTGGAGATCTTTAGGAACAGATCAAGATGTTGCAGACCAAGTGGCGGCTTTAGTAGACAGTGCACCTACTACATTAGATACACTAAACGAACTAGCGGCGGCATTGGGAGATGATCCTAACTTTGCCACAACTGTTACTAATAACATTGCAACTAAATGGACACAAGATAATACTAAGATTAGTAATTGGGACACATCTTATACTTATTCACAAATTGGGCATGTTCCACTTGCTGGCGGAACTATGACAGGATTGCTTACACTGAGTGGTAATCCAACGACGAACTTGCAAGCCGCAACCAAACAGTATGTTGATACACAACTCGCAGGAGCAGGAGGCGGTGGTACTAGTATTGAAACTAGGCAAGTAATCAGTGGCAGTACTACTTACACAGCTTTGGTAGCTGGAACGTACAAGATTTTAGCTATTGGTAATGGTGGCAGTTTAGGAGGTGGCTCCGGTGGTGTTGCATACAGTTCGGTTTCTCTAACAGCAG